ATTTCTAAGAAGGATGCTGAGGATAAGCTTCGTGAAATGTCTCTTAAAATCTTTGGTTTAACAAAGGACGCTAAGAAGAGAGAACGTATTCGTGCTTACGAAGAGTTTGGAAGACAGTTCTTCAATGTTATCGAAGAGGTAACAGACTGGACAGTATCTACAGGTCTTAAAGAGAACGAATGGTTCAATGAGCTTGTAAACTATAGAAATCTTAATGATGGTGATGAGAACTTATTCAAGAATGAGCATGAGGAAGTAATTCTTTCTGTTGCAAGAATGGGTAAGAGACATCATGATACAATGCTCCAGAGATTACCAGAAGGTGAGACATACTCTGTTGAGACTGACCTTTATGGTGCTGCTGTTGGTGCTGATATTGATAAGTATTTAATTGGACAGGAAGATTGGACAAAACTTATTGATGCTATCACAAAGGCGTTCGTTGTTATGGTTCAGGATCTTATCTTTGCAGAAGTTCTTAATGCTCCAAAGAAGCTTCCTGTACAGACAGGTTTCGTTGAAACTGGTGCTTTAAATACACAGAACAGAGGCAAGTTCAACAAGGTACTTCAGAATGTATCTGTTGCAAATGACAATGCGGAAGTTGTAATTATGGGTACTGAAAATCTTGTAAATGTAAACTGGATTGCTGCTTCTCAGAAGGAAGCTGTTGCTTCTATGGGTAGACTTGGTAACTATGGTCGCTATCGTCTTGTTGAGATTCCTCAGAGATTCGCAAGAAATGATGTAACAAAGACTATGTATGATGATAATACACTTTGGATTTTCGCTTCTGGTGATAACAAGATGGTTGATATGGTCGATGTTGGTGAGACAATCATTGATGAAATTACCGACAGAGGTGAAGCTAATAGCAATATCGCAGACCTTATGAAGTACGAAGTACAGAGAGAGCTTGGTGTTGCTACTCGTCTTGGTCGTTACTTTGGTCAGTGGAAGATTTCTCAGGACTAATATAATACAACACTTATATAGGAGGGTATGAAAATACTCTCCTATTTTATATGGAAAGAAAGGAAACAAATATGGGTTATACAAAGAAAACTGTTACTAAGACAGAAGAAACAGTTGAAACAAAAGCAACTGAAAAGCCAAAGAAAACTTTTACTGATTCTGACTTTATTTTATGTCGTTCAGTATGTTTTGGCGGTTTAAATATTACATGTCCATCTGGTAATACATATGAATTTAAGGATTATGGAAAGACTTGCGAAATTAACTACAGAGATTTAGTTACTTTGATTCGTAAGGGTTCTGACCATATTTTCTTACCTAGATTCATTATTGAAGATGATGATTTGTTAGCTGATTTCCCTTCAGTTACAAAAGTATATGACAATATGTATACAGCAGAGGATTTATTAGAAATTTTAGATTTACCTAATAGCAGAATGAGAACGGAAATTGAAAAACTTCCTATCGGTGCAAAGGATGTACTTTGTCAGATGGTTGCAGGTGAAATCGCAAATGGACATCTTGATAGTATTTCAAAGGTAAGAACCTTAAGTGAAATTTTTGATTCTGATTTTGATTTGATTAGTAAGTTATTCGTTAAGTAAAGGAGGCTCACAATGACGCTTCCATACGAAACAATTTTTTCACGAACAAGAGGACGTATTTCAGATATGAAAGAACTTTCTCTTGACGAAAATGATCTTAATGAAACATTGACTGAACGCTTACGCATGGTTGCAGGTGATGAACGAGTTATTAGAAAATTCGCTTCATTTAATATGGATGACGAAATCCAACAGATTGAATTTGAGATGCAATATCCTGTTAGCGATTTTGCAGATAAAGAATATGTTATAGGATTGTTTACTCTTGGAATGACAATTGAATGGTTAAAACCACAGGTTGACTCTGCAAAATTTACTGCTAGAGCTTTAGGAACAAAAGAAGAAAAAAACATGCAGAATCCATATAAAGATATGCAAAGTAGATTGGATACATTACAGCATGAATTTAGTAGAAAACTTGCAAGTCATGGATATATTAATAATTCATATGTGCGAGGTGAATAACTATGGAATATATATATGGTTCGTTCACTAAAAGACAAATTAAAGAAGCTGCACATGCAATGCACAACGATGTTCATAAGTTATTACTTTACAAGGATAATCGAATAGAAGAAAAAATATTTGAGAATGATGAAGCTTTTCTTATATTTTTCCAGAATGTCATGTTTAAATTTAGTGGAACAAAAACTCTATTTAATAACAATGGAATTATGGTCACATTAATGGCTACTTTGCAAGCTGCTTATGACGAAGTTACATCTGATGAGTTTGATTACATGACATTTCGTAGGGCTATTTTAGATAGTCACAATTATATTAAGCAGATGTTTGAAGGAGGTGTTGGTGATGCCAAGCTTACAGACAGCACGGCGAATCGCTAACGCCAAAACAAATAATGCGAAAACTTTAGGTCAGATTTATAAAGAAGAATCTGATTTTTTGATGGAAGAAACTTGGGATAACAGTATCACTTCCAAGACTTGTTATATCTATGATCATTTTCATGATGATTTTTTCACAGATGAACATGGAATTACACGTTCTCTTGCTGAAGGTATGACTTATGAAAATACCAATAAGACAAAAATAGATGCAAAGTTTATTATCAAATCTTATCAGTCAATGGATAAAGATCAAGTGGAATACTATATTATGTTTCGTCCAAGTCAGCCTGTAAGATTCAATGAAGGTGATGACCTTTATTATTATGAGACTGATTTTAGGAAACGCTATGGGGCAACATTTCCGATAGGACTTTTTGTGGACGTTCCAGATGATAGAGGAATTTATCATAAGTGGATTATTTGTCGTGATGAACCTGCAAATCAGTTTCCAAAGTATCTGATTTTACCAGTAAATTACGAACTTACATGGATTGAAAAATCTAATGATAGGCGCATCAAGAGACGTATGTGGTGTTGTTTAAGACAACAGAATTCCTACACTATAGGCACTTACACCGACCGATATTTTACACATACTGATAATCAGGATAAGATATGGTTGCCAATGAACTCTATTACAGAGAAATTTTGGTATACTTCTGAAGATTCTAAAAATATGCGTGTTGTAGTAAGTGCTTTAACAGAACACCCTACAGTATGGACAGTGACCAAGGTTGAAAATTCAATGCCATTTGGTATTCAAAAGCTTACTATATATACAGCATTTTGGAATGAGCATACTGATTATGTCAATATTGAAACAGGTGAAATGTATGCGAACTATTTCGATTCAGAAATCGCTCCAACAGATCCATCTACTCCAACTACTCCCCCATCTTCTATCACAGCAAAAATTTCAGCATCCACTTCAACTATTAAAGTTGGTGGCTCTTATAAAAATCTTACAGTAAATCTATTTAATGATTCCAATGAAGATATTACAACTAAATATACTGATGCGACCTTTACATGGGTTTGTTCTATTGACGATGAAGATTGGACTGATAAAGTTACATGGCGAGCTGGTACAGAGTACAACCAAAAGAAAGTAAAGTTTCCTAGCGATACTTCTGTTATCGGCAAAATATTGTCTGTTAAGTGTGAAGTTGTTAAGGAAAATTTGCCGATTGAATCTGAAATTTTGCTGTTAGAATTAACTGAGTAGGAGGTGTTTTATGGCAGAAAAATTAGTTACAAAGAATGATTTGTTGAATAAGCTTCGTGCATATAACAACACTCCTGATGATGAAAATATTTTATATAAAAAAAAGATAGAAAAGGCTTTATTATCAAATCCT